TATCTACAGTAATAGAACTAGATTGTTCTTCTGGCAATAATGTTTTTAACCATTCAATTTGAATAGGTTTTATTTTTCTTCTTAATTTTTTTATTTGTTTTCCATTCATTCTAATACTCTAAACTCCATATAAGGTGTTTCTTTATGTCCTTCTGGCAACCATTCTACCACATTTTTTACCTCTTGTAAAGATAAAGTTGTAGATATACTACTACCCTCATCATCATGAGACATGATAAGAGATTTACCTGCTATAGGTTTACCATAAATAGTAAAATATCTGTTATCTTTTAACAGTCCTTCATCATCAACATATAAATCATCTTTATCTGATAGTGCTACTATATCAAATGTTTTACATTCTGTCAAGAGATATATGTCCTCAATATTGCCTAATATGTTTACTTCTTTTATTGTTTCATCAAATGGATTAATTAATATTCCTTTCATCTTCCTTGTCCTCTATATGCTTTATAACTTCTGCGTTTATTTTTATTCATGTGAGCTGTTGATATTTTAATACTCCTAGAACGACCTCCTGTGCCTTGTGATGTGACCTTTTTAACATGGTCTATACTTTGTATTACTTTAGTTTTTTTAGCCATTACATATCTCTCCCATACTTATTGTAAAAATCTTGACACCATTGATATTCTTCTCCTAATTCAAGAATTCTTATTGTTTGCACAGTTAATGATATAACAAGTGCAATTACTATAACTAAATAGTTTATATCTTTTATATCAAATCTCATATTGTTATTCTCCCATTTTCATATAAGTTTTCTGCGATAAAGAATAATATATCATCTCTATCATCATCTTCATGCAATCCATAGACTTGAGATACAGTTTGTATATCTGCCTCAAGCATACCCTCTTGGTCTAACTGTTCTACTTCTTGCATTATCTTTTCAAATTCTTTTTGATTGTGTTGATTACTCATCACTACCTCCCATATTATGTTCATATTTTTTTGTGTCTAACCAAAATGGTTCAACAATTCTATGTTCTTCTGGTTGTTCATCACTCATTTTTCCCATATGTTTTCTTAATATTCTAATCGCATGAATTACATCTAGTTCCATGATGTCTACCCATTCATCACGACTTTCACTATGATACACCCATTTTTCTGCCATGTCAACAGGTATTTTTCTTTTATCTAATATTTCTTGTATTGCTATTACTTGTTTAAGTTTCATTGTTATCTCCTTATTAAAAGTTGTCTAAAATATTTTTTTCTAATGCCCAATCTATTTGTCCAATTAATACATCAGCACTAGACCTTCCTTTTAAAGTTTCCCATTCTTCACTATCTACTATGTGTTCAAGTGTATCTTTACAATCTTCTAGTAATTTTTTTATTTCTTCAGTCATAATATCTCCTTATATAAAATGTTTAAAAGGACAGGTAGCCACATAGTTTGAGAGCTACTCATTGACAAAGTTTCGAACCTTTGCACTAATCAGATATAAAGTTCAGGAACTAGTCATCTACTTTATATACCCTTTCAGACTACTCTTACTAGGAAACTTATTTAAAATTTGTTTCTTCGTAGAATTTTCTGCCCTTGTAAACATGCTAGTTTTTTATTAGAGACTTTGAAACTAGCAAAACAGTTGCCTCGCAATGCTGTGTTTTGTTATTTATCGACATTAAAACACCCACGCAGATGTGGAAAAATCAGTCTAGCATACCACCTTTATATTTATTTAAAGTCAACTTGGATATGCAACTCCCATTGACTAACATGTATAACCTATGGTCTCTTACCGTTGGTAAATCCTAAACGGTCAGGCTGTTTCAAGAACTGATTAATTACTACCACTCTGAAGTTATATATGTAATGTATACTTTTGCTTTTGTTCTCACTTGCCATATTGTAATCATAATTATTTTAGTATCATTTAATCCCTAAAAAACTATACAATATTCGCCAGACGCAACTTTTCCAAAAGTTTATACATGAATGACAAAACCTGACATATCATGTCGTGCCTTGCCTTTTGCTTTTAAACCAACAATAACATTTTGTTTATCTAAAAATCTTAAATCACTTTCATCGCCATTGATTACTTCTCTACCCTTGAAATAGATAGGGAAAGCTCCATTGAATACTACTGCAATATTATATGCAATCTTATCATACCATGCTGTATATTTTGGATTAGCTTCCGAGTATGACCATGTCAAATGATAGTTCTTGATATGAGATACTTTTCTTGTAGGTATCTTGGTATAATCATAGAACTGTATATCTGGAAAGTGTTCAAATATATTTTTGCCCTCCACCAATATCTTTTCATATTGTATATCACTTGTGCCATTTAACCTAATGCAAGGAAGCTTATCTTTTTTCTTACAGTAATTAGCAAACTTTGTAATGTCTGCTATCAGGTCTGTCATAAAGGTTGTTCTATTTTCCAAGAACAATTTAGTCTTACGCTTTCGTGCCTCTTGTATGACATTTGTGGTTTCCCCCTTTTTAATTATACCACCTCTACCTGCTGTATTAAGACAAGCCTCCTTGCAACTTGCAATCTCTTGATAAGGACATATCCTAGTATTCTCTGGTCGCATGTGTAATATAGCACTAATATATTTATCATTTACTTTCTTACCTTTTAATATCTTTGGATTGTTTAATGTTAATAATTTATATGCCATGATACCTCCTAATGTAATTCATCTTCTATTATTTCTATGCACTTGTTAAGTTTATCATTAAAACATTGTAGTTCTAAAAAAGCACACTTTTCATCATTATAATTTATTCTTTGTATAAGAATACTTTTTGCTTTGTATAATATTTCTAAATCTTTTTTAGCTTTATCCATAGTTTGTTTATGAAATTCATCTACCCAATATGTCATACATGCCCCCTTAAACCTCTTACAAGAGCTAATAATACATCTTGTAATTGTTCTGTATCTAATTTATTTTCTTCAAGATATTTAATAATATCTCCATGTCCACCTTGTTCATCTAGTTCTGTGAGTTTATATACTTGACCATTATATTTAGTAGTTTTTTCTATCTTGTCATCTATAATTTCTATAACTTCATTATATATATCTATCATGTTTACCCCCAATGTATTCGTGTTAATAAATCTAATTTCTTTTGATGTGCTTCTGATACTTCTAGTTTTTCTGGCATATCATCTGGAAACAAAACATATTCTATTTCACTAACATATACGCTACCCATATCTCCAAAATACCCATTTTGTTCTTCTATATGAACCATTCTAGTTATACCTTTAATGTTGTCCATAATAGTAGCAAATCTAGGTTGGTTTGAAATAGTAGGTATAGGTGTTAGCTGAACTCTCATACCTTTTTTTAAGTCATTGTGTGTCATTTATATCTCCTTGTTGTTGTGAATTGCCCTACCATTATAAGTTAACAGTAGGGCGTTGTCAAGTCAAAGTTTAACTAAATTTTGCTACTAAATCTTCAATCATTTGTTTAGCATTAAAATCTCCAGACATACCTGCAAATCTTACTTCTTCAGTAATTTCTTGTCGAATATCCCAATCTAAACCATTAGTATTTATACGAATACTAGGTCTATCTCTGTGATAGTTTTCTTGTTGTATACCCTCGTTATACCCTGTAAAACCTTGTTTTTCATTAAACTTTTTAATTCTTTCTTCAAGGTTATCTCTTGCAGTAGCTAATTTACTTTTAAGCTTGTCAATTTTGTCATATTCTTTTTGATGTTTTGTAGTTTCAGCAAGAAACTGTTTCCATTCTGGTTGAGATTTAATATCTTTCTCATAGGCTTCTCTTCTTACTTGTTCTACACTTTTCATGACTTTATTTATAATTAAATCTTGGTCACATATTCTCATTTGTTTTGCCATAATAATCTCCTGTATGTATAGCTGTTAATAAAAGTGGCAGTTTTTTAAGCAGGTCTGCCAACTACTATCAGCTGTAGATTTAAAGTCATACTCCTGATTGCTGATGACTATCTTCAAGACTACATTATCCCAATTTTTATTATTATACTCCATTTAACCACACAGTTAAATTTTAGGTTTATGCTTTACTGTCTTTTCAGATTACGCAAACACTCTATTGAATGCTATTCTTAACCATGCTCTTATACCTTTAGCAGTATAGAACTCATAGTCATTGATAACTTCAAGAGTATCTTGAACATCAATGTTGTCTGCTACTTCAAGTATCTGCATACCTCTATTATCTTTTCCTAAAGGCGTTGGTCTTACAAAATGTAAAGGCTTTTTAGGACTAGACTTTTGTTGGTATATTGATACCTTGTCTTTATGATAGCCAAGAAATGTATCTCCACTTGTCAATTCATTTCTATGCTTTGTTTTTCTAACTCTAATAATATTAATTCCTAGAGCATTTGATACATTCCAAAGTCTTTGAATACTCATTGGTGCAGTATCAATACATTGAACTGTATCAGTCGTTCTTTTTCCATATACTATTTTACTCATATATACCTCCTTATCTACAAGTTTTATCACTATAAACTAATTTACCTGCTGATTTGTCATCAAGAAATAAATTAATTTCTGTTTGAGTAGCAATTCTTTTACCTAATTCTGAGTTCCACTCATCATTATGAATTACTAAATCCCTAACTGAAAAACCTTTATGGTCTTTTCTTTTAAGAACTTCTATTTTAGTTACATTGTGAAATGTCACATCTGCCATGTTATACCTCCTATAAAGTAATTAAAGCAATTATTACAAGTATTAAAGCGATAGGCTTTAACACATACCAATTAAATCTTTCTAACCCTTTCATATTAGAAAGAAACCCTCTGAATTCATTAAACATATTAATATACCTCTCTTGTTAATTTAACATCAAGCACATATCCTTCTCTCATTTCATTGAAATTTTCTATTGCTTCTTGTATATCTGATAAAGCTTCTTCTGTTTTTGTTTCTAATTCATCTTCAAGATTACTACATAATCTTTCTGTTTCTGTTTCAACTTCATCACATCTGTATTCTACATTTTCTAAATCATTTTTTATTTCATCAGCTTTGTAGTCTACTTCATCAATCATATCTCTCAATTGTTGAATTTCAGCATATAAATGCTTTAATCCAAGTAATTCAATAAGTTTTCTTTTAATAAATTCCATATCTATCTCCTTTAAGTTTATGGTTTGAAAAAGGCAGTTTTAGTGATACCTAGCACTACTACTTTTACCCTTTAAAAGTAGTCAAATTGGTAAATCTTTGTGTCGTTCTGTTCGCTAATTATAGCATTTTTGGTTTGTGCTGTCAAGACAAGTTATAAGTAAAGATTACAACTATTAAAATTCATGCACAGTCCAAAGAGTTCCCATCTCCATTGTAGTTGGCGAGAGATACCCAAATATAGATTTGACAAAGATGTGCTTTTTATTAGTTTTATGTCTGTATATAATAGACCTGTCTTCTTTGAAAGCATTTTGTTCTTTGTAAACAAATCCTAACTTGTTGATATATCGTTGCATTTCCTCAAAATCAGTAAATACTGTTTCAGGATATCCATTGATGTGTGTTTTTAATTTCATACAATGCCCCATATTTTTTTAAAGTTTAGCGAAGTTTCGTTGTTGCCCTGCCGAGCCCTAAAAGAATGCCACAGACCGAAACAAAAGTCAAGCATTGTTCCCACAAGCTTAACCTTAAGAGAAGAAGTCTTGTTTAAAGTTTGCTAGGTATTAAGCACAACTTTAAGATTAAAATAATTTTAAATTGCCTCAAAATAATAAACAAACTTAAAAAAGATTGTTAAATTTTATACAAAAAATTCACATAAAATTCACAAAATTGTTGCATAAAATTCACAAAATGTTGCACAATTGACACATAATTAACACAAAGTTCACACAATTGACACAAAGTTCACACAATTGACACACTTCGCCCTCAACCAAATCACCCCGTTTTCCTTAAAAAAATAAATAACTTAATTAAGTACTTAAATAGTTAATTAAAGGTCTTCTGCCCACCTACTAAAATAAAAAGTCTTACTCATTAAAAAAACTTTATTTTAAAAAAAATCCCAGACATAAAAAAAACTCTATGACTTTGAAGAGCCATAGAGTTTTTAAGGTTTTAGCTTTCTTGTTGTTCTAAATAAAGCTTAATTTTATCGAAATAAGCTTTTGGTAATGTTTTACCTTTCAGAAGACTATCAGCCTTTTTAAAAGTAAGCTTATTCTCTTTAGCTAGACCATAAAGACAACCAGTAATTTGCTTTTGTAATCTCCAATTCATGACATTACCTTTTTTAGCAAATTTTAATCCAATGGCTCTGCATTGTGGGAAACTTGCTGGGTTTCCATGTCTATCTTTATAGTCGTTTATATCAAATGTATTTTCCATATTTCTAGCCCTCGCTTTTTGGAAGTTTATATAACGCTGCAATGTAGTCTTGCAACAATGAGAAGTCAGAGCCATTGTTGACTCTGATTTTTACTGCGTGAATGTCACATTGTAAAAGGTCAAATGTGTATTGCTTTGCAGTAGAAACTGATTTGAAACTTATTGTTTCATTGTTTGTATAGCTTATTAGTATCATAGTTTTCTCCTTGTGCATTTCCGAAGACATACTTAGATTTAAAAAATCAAGAGAAGTTGCTCGAGCATTCGAGTATACTCTTGATTTTTTAAGTCAAGTATGTGGAAATGATAAAGCAAGGAGAAGACATATGATAGTTTTAAGGTATACCTAACACATGAAATAATTTAGTTGAATACAGTTTCTACGCAAAGCATGAGGGTTACACATTTGTCAAACAATGTGTGTCATTCATGGGAAAAGTAAAAATCAGACTGACAACAATAGACTATGGATTTTTATTGTTGGAAGGCACAAATGCAGGAGTTAGAGAGACTTTCAAAAGCGAGGGCAAAAGAAATATGAGTGAAATACATTGATATAAACTGCACTTTAAAACTATTAGACATGTGTAAACCAGATTATATTCAAGTTTCCCACAATCCAAAGAGCCATATTGGAGACTTTGAAAGCTAAAAAAGAGTAATGACACATGACCTTGGATATTTCTTTTGCCTAGCAAATTTTTTAAGTTGTCTTTATGGTCTACTGCCTTTTATAAGAATAAGCTTTCAACAATATTAATGGCTGATTGACTTCTGAAAGCTATAAAAAATAAAAGCCCATCGATACTTTATCTTGCTTTATTTAGAACAACAAGACTTGGAAGTCTAATTAACTCTAAAGCTTTCAAAGTCATAGTCAGCCAGTGGTCTGGGATTTTTACAGACTATAAAGTTAAGAGTAGGTGGGCAGGAGACCACCCTAGGTATGCATATATACATCTAATACACATACAAAATTATACAAAACAACCATTAACCAGTTATTTTAAAATCTAGTTAACGACCCGGCTATAAAAACTTCAATATCTTTCAAACCTAAACAGATTTATTTTAGGCATAAAAAAAGTACCAGAAAAGGTACTATTGCACCCGGGAGGGCACAATGTTATTATACACTTCAGATTCCAATTTGTCAATACATTTAGCAAATATTTTTAAAGACTTGACAAACCTTAAATACAAGTGTATACTAGAACACATGGCTATACTTCCAAGCATAGATAATAACACTCGTAAAAGAGAACTAACCGATAAACAACAGTCTTTTCTTACACATCTTGTAGAAACACAAGGCGATGCTAAGAAAGCTGCAGAACTTGCTGGTTATTCTTCTCATTATCATCATGTTGTAAAGACTTTAAAGTCTGAAATACTTGAGCTTACTCAGGAAGTATTAGCCAACTCTGCACCTAAAGCAGCATTTAAACTTGTAGAAATTATGGATTCTAAGAAACCTATCATACAGGCTAATAACAAACTAGCTGCTGCACAGACTTTATTAGATAGAGTAGGTGTAGGTAAAGTAGAACGAGTTGATGTAAATCATAATGTTAATAGTGGTGGTATATTTTTAATGCCAGATAAACAACCTTTAGATATAGAAGAAGGGGAATATGAAAATATTTCTGACTGAAGTTGTTAAAGATAATAAACCTTTAATAGGACCATATATTAAAGCAGAAACACTTGATAGAGCTATAGAAATAGCTGATATGTATGCTTTAACATTAGTAGGAGAAATATACGAACTAGAACATCAATTACCAAAAGAAAAGGAGACAATACACTAATGGCTAAAAAGAAAGACCCAAGACTTGCAAGAGCAGGAGTAAGTGGTTATAACAAACCCAAGCGTACTCCCGGACATAAAACTAAATCACATATTGTTGTTGCTAAAGAAGGTGACAAGATTAAAACAATTAGATTTGGACAACAAGGTAAAAAGGTTGGAACTGTAAAAGGTACAGCCGGTAAACCTAAAAAAGGTGAGTCTGCTAGAATGAAAGCAAAGCGTAGAAGTTTTAAAGCTAGACATGGTAAGAATATTGCTAAAGGAAAAATGTCAGCAGCTTACTGGGCTGATAAAGTTAAATGGTAAGGTTATTTAATAAACTACACAAGTTTATGAAGTGTGGAAGAATTAATAAAGTTTGGAAACTATTTAGCTAATGGCATATTCACAAAAGGTGGTTGATAGGTTTGAAAGTGTCTTAAACAATCCAGCAAAACATTCTGTTGGAAGGTTTGACCCTAAAGACCCTAATGTTGCTACAGGTATGGTGGGTGCACCTGCATGTGGGGATGTTATGAAATTACAAATAAAATTAAACAATGATGTTATAGAAGATGTCAAGTTTAAAACATATGGGTGTGGAAGTGCTATTGCATCCTCTACAATGTTTGTAGATATGTTAAAAGGTAAAACTATAGAAGAAGCTAAACTTATTAAAGATAAAGATATAGCAGAAGCTTTAGAACTACCAGCAATTAAGTTGCATTGTAGTGTACTAGCAGAAGATAGTATAAGACAAGCTATACAAGATTGGGAACAAAAAGTTGCACATAGAAAACATAATTATTACAAGGAGTAAAACATGGAACAAATTATAGGAATATTAATTTTTGTAGGAATTGTAGGTTTTGTTATTTATAAACAAAAACCTGAATGGATTACACATATAAAAAACTTGTGGAAAAATAAATAAATATGCCTCAAATTGGTAATGATGAAGGCAATCAAGTAGTCTTTAGAAAAAGTATTTACGGTAAAAGCGACACTTGGGGTGGCAAAGGTGCTAGACCTAGAGTAAATGTTTTTTCAAAACAATACCAAGATAACTGGGATAAGATTTTTAAGAAAGGAGAAAAAAATGCCAAAGAAAAAAACAACGACTAAAAAGAAGTCAACTGTTAATAAAGCTGGTAATTATACCAAGCCTACTATGCGTAAGAGGCTTTTCGAGAGAATCAAAGCCGGTTCTAAAGGAGGTAAACCCGGACAATGGTCTGCTCGGAAAGCCCAGCTTTTAGCAAAACAATATAAAGCTAAAGGTGGTGGTTATAAATAATGCCTAGAAAAAAGAAAGACCCTAAAGTAGGTACAGGTAAAAAACCTAAAGGTAGTGGTAGAAGATTATATACAGATGAAAATCCAAAAGATACAGTAAGTATTAAGTTTGCAACTCCAGCAGATGCTAGAGCTACTGTAGCTAAAGTTAAAAGAATTAAAAAACCATTTGCTCGTAAAATACAAATACTAACAGTATTAGAGCAAAGAGCTAAAGTAGCTGGTAAACCTACACAAGCTGCAATAGCTAAACGAGGTAAGGAAGCAATTAGAAAAAAACATGGCACTAAAAAAATCGCAAAGAAGTCTTAGGGCTTGGACAAAACAAAAATGGGGTACTAAGTCTGGTAAAAAGTCTAGTGAGACTGGAGAAAGATATTTACCTAAAGCAGCTCGTGATGCATTAACTCCAGCAGAATATGCAGCAACAACAAGAAAAAAACGAGAAGATACTAGAAAAGGAAAACAACACAGTAAACAACCAAAACGAATAGCTAAAAAAACTAGAAGAGCTAGACAGTTTAAGTTTACAGGTGGTGTTGTAAATAATAATACAGAAGAACAAAGAATACAAGAAGAACAACGAAGACAAGAAGAACAAAGAAGACAAGAAGAACAAAGAAGACAAGAAGAGCAACAAAGACAAGAAGAACAACAAAGACAAGAAGAACAAAATAGATATCAAGAATTAAATAATTTTCAAAAAATAATAGATAATAGAAATGACCCTCTAAGACACCAAGTAGGAGCTATACTTTATCCTTTATATCAAACAAGTGCAGATGTATTAGGATATACTCAAAAAATGCAAAGTCAAGCTTTTGAAGATACTGTTACCTATATAAACGAAGCTGATAAAAAAGGTCAATTAAATTTTTGGAATGCTCATCCAAACAGAATGGAAGACATAGAAGAAATAGTTAGACATGCTTTATTTGGGTATAGAGCCGGTGATAAAAAAATTAAAAGACCATTTATACAAGCAAAAGATGTAACACAAGCTGCTTTGTATTATGGATATGAACCAGAAGAAATTGAAGTTGTATCACTTAAAGATGGTGTTACTACAGAAAGTTTAGGTCCTAAATCTGGTTATAATTTTAGAAATGAAAGAAATGATGTAATAAATAATAGAGTAGGATTTAGGTTAAGAGATGTGTATGGTAGTGATGAAAAAGCTGCAATGGAAGGATTAATGCGTATGATTGAAAGAAATGATTCAAGTTTAGCATTTATGTATGAGCATGAGCCTTCTAGCTCAAATATATTTGGAAAACCAAATACCTTGGTAACTGATAAAAGAAAAAATATAGATGATTTGTTTCATAGAGAAGAATTTCTTGAACCAGATTATGCAGATTTAAAAGCAGCTAAACTATCAGGTAGTAAAAAAAGTCCAGAAGCTAAAAGATATTATGAAAAAGACAGATTGTATAAAGAAAATTATGATAACTATTTACAAGATGTATACAAAATGTTAGAAAAACAACATAACATAGTAGTTAAAGAAGTTGATTTTAAACCAAAACAAGATAAATTTACTGAATATAAAGATATACCTAAGATAGAAGCTGTTAAAAAAATATTAACAGATTCTGAAATACCTTTAAGAGAAAGACCAGAAACAGCTATTTTGCAAGTTCTTGGAGAAAAGTATAGAGCACATATTATGCCAAGTCCAGTAATAAAAAATGATGTAGCTAGAGATGCTTACAAAGTTGCAAAATATTTAATGACACCAACTTTATTACATAAAAAAGGATATAATATAATAGATAATAGAGTTAGTCTATTAACTTTTTTAAATCCTAAAAAAGAATTAACTATAGTTTTAGATAAAAATATGCATCCTTTCCACCGAGAAAGTGTTTTAGTAGAAGAATTAAAACATGTACATCAATTAAGAGGTTTAAATGCTATTAAAACTGCTACTCAAGGTGGCATTGAAATGTTAGAGGATGGACTAAGTTTTATAACAGGTAAACCATATGATAGATATGATGACCCACACGCTATAGAAGGAATACATTTTAGAAAAGAAGAATTTGAACCAGAATTAAAAAAATATGGTTATACTGCTGATGAAGATAGATTTCCTGAATATATGTATTTTGACCCAGACACTTACAATTAAAAATGTTTATACCTGATAATTATATAAAAAGAACTTCATCAACTGTACCATTTGGTTATGAGTTAGATGCAGACTTTGAAGGTTATTTAAAACCTATAGAATCAGAACTTATTATATTAAAAGATGTAGCTGAAGCTGTGTTTCATGGTGAAATAAGTTTAGGTATTGGTGTAGATTGGTTAGAAGCAGAAACAGGAAGACAAATGTCAAGACCCGGTTTAAAAAAATATGTAGATAAAATATATGGTAGATAAAATAAATAAATCTACAAAAGACTTGACAAAAGTCTCAAAAGACTCTATAATAAGTGATACTGGTGCTACTAAGAAAAAAGTAGGTAGACCAAAGAATAGTGAATTATCTAATGTTAAATTAGCATTACAAGCTAAAAAAAGATTAGATAATAAAAATAAAAAAGTTAAAAAGCTAACAAGAAGTTTAGCAAGAGTTAAAAAAGAAGTTGAACAAGAAGAAAAAGTTTTAACTTCAAATGTTTTAACAGAATCAGAAACAAAAGTATTACCTGATTCTATACAAGAACATTTAGATACTACAGGTTCTTATGTGGCATTTATGCCTAATGAAGGACCACAAACAGATTTTTTAGCTGCTGCAGAAAAAGATGTACTCTACGGAGGAGCAGCAGGTGGTGGTAAAAGTTTTGCAATGTTAATAGACCCATTGCGTTCTTGCCACATAGCTGAACATAGAGCCTTGATATTAAGAAGGTCTATGCCAGAGCTAAGAGAACTTATTGATAAGTCTCGAGAACTCTATCCTAAAGCATTTAAAGGTGCTAAGTTTAGAGAAGTAGAAAAGCTTTGGAACTTTCCTAGTGGAGCTAAAATAGAATTTGGTTTCCTAGAAAGAGATGCAGATGTGTATCGTTATCAAGGACAAGCATACAGTTGGATAGGTTTTGATGAAATAACTCATTTACCTACAGAGTTTGGATGGAACTATCTTGCCTCAAGGTTAAGAACAACACATCCAGATTTAAAAACTTATCTAAGATGTACAGCTAACCCGGGTGGTGTAGGTGCACAATGGGTAAAGAAAAGATATGTAGAAGCATCTGAACCTAATAAAACATTTAAAGGTACAGATGGTTTAACAAGAAAGTTTATTCCAGCATTGTTACAGGATAATCCTTACCTTGCTGAAGATGGTGAATATGAAAGGATGTTACAATCCTTACCTGCAGTTCAAAGAAAACAACTGCTAGAAGGTAATTGGGATGTAGCAGAAGGTGCAGCATTTGCAGAGTTTACTCCAGATGTACATGTAATACCTCCTTTTGAATTACCCTCTTGGTGGGAAAGAATAAAAGGAATTGACTATGGTTATGCTGCAGAAAGTTGTTGTCTATGGGCTGCTATAGACCCCGATGATAAGACCATCATTATATACAGAGAGTTATACAGAAAAGGTCTAACTGGGGATGCACTCGGAGACACTATAACTCAAATGGAAGAAAATGAAATTAAATCTATTCCGGGAGTTTTAGATACTGCTGCATGGTCAAGAACTGGATATACAGGTCCTACTATTGGTGAAATACTTGTCAATAAAGGACATAAATTAAGAAGAGCTGATAAAAATAGAATAGCTGGTAAAACTCAAATACATGAGCATTTAAGACAGCGTGAAGGAACAGGAAGACCAAGGTTGCAAATATTTAGTAACTGTGTAAACTTAATAAAAGAATTACAAGGTATTCCATTATCTACAACTAATCCAGAAGATGTAGATACTAAAGCTGCTGACCATGCTTATGATGCATTAAGGTATATGATAATGAGTAGACCTAGAATGGACCATCCTTATGATAGGATGTTAAAAATAAAAACAGATATTTATCAACCTTCAGATAATACTTTTGGATATTAATAATGGAAGATAATACATTTTTAAATGCTGATTATATTTACGAAGAAGTAGAAGGTGAAGCTGGGAAACAATTAAAGTTAGAAGAAGACCAACAAAGAAATCTTATTGGTATCATTAAAGGTAGATATGCTCAAGCTGAAATGGCTAGAGATACTGATGAACGCAGATGGATAACAGCATATGAAAACTATAGAGGTTTGTATGCTAAAGGCGTTAAGTTTAGAGAGTCTGAAAAATCTAGAGTATTTGTAAAAATAACTAAAACAAAAGTACTAGCTGCATTTGGACAATTAGTAGATGTTATATTTGGAACTGGTAAGTTTCCTATTGGTATATCAGAAACTAAAATGCCAGAAGGTGAAACTGATATAGCTCATCTTGATGTAAATAATCCTGTTCCCGGAATTGAAACATCAAAAAATCAAGAACAAGAAGTTAATGGTAATTCAATAGATTATCAAAGTCCTTATGATGTTGGTTATGAAGGTGATGGTAAAACTTTAAAACCCGGTGCATCTTTTTACAATGGAATTTTTGAAGATAGTATTGAAGACCAAGCTAGAAATGCTGGTATATTAAAAGATGGAGCAAGTGCAAATCCTCAAGAATTAGAATTAAATCCTGCACAAAAAGCTGCAAGAAGAATGGAAAAACTTATCCATGACCAAATAGATGAATCTAATGGTTCTTCTGAAATTAGAAATGCTCTTTTAGAATCTGCTTTATTAGGTACAGGGATTGTAAAAGGACCATTTAATTTTAATAAAAAATTACATAAATGGACTGTAGGTGAAGATGGAGAAAGAACATATAGTCCATTAGAAGTTAGAGTTCCTAGAATAGAGTTTGTAAGTTGTTGGGATTTTTATCCTGACCCTTCAGCTACTAATATGGAAGAATGTGAATATGTAATTCATAGACATAAAATGAATCGTAGTGAATTAAGACAACTACGAAACATGCCATATTTTAATGAAGATGCAATTCGTGAATGTATTCAGTATGGTCCTAATTATATTGAAAAAGATTATGAAGCTCAACTTAGAGATGATAGAAGAGCTGATGAAGATGTTAATAATAACTTTGAAGTTATTGAGTACTGGGGAATTATGGATGCTCAATATGCTAGAGAAGTTGGAATTGAAATTTCTAAAAAAATAGATGATTTAGATGAAGTTCAAATTAATGCATGGATATGTGGAGATAAATTACTTAGAGCAGTAATTAATCCATTTACTCCTTATAGATTACCATATCATGCTTTTCCATATGAAAGAAATCCATATAATTTTTATGGTATTGGTATAGCAGAAAATATGGATGATAGTCAACAAATTATGAATGGTCATGCAAGAATGGCTATTGATAATTTAGCAATGTCTGGTTCTTTAGTATTTGATGTAGATGAATCTGCTTTAGTTGGTGGACAATCAATGGAAATATATCCGGGTAAAATATTTAGAAGACAAGCAGGAATGCCCGGACAAGCAATACATGGTTTAAAGTTTCCTAATACATCACAAGAAAACTTAATGATGTTTGACAAGTTTAGACAACTTGCAGATGAACAAACAGGAATACCAAGTTACTCACATGGACAAACTGGTGTTCAAAGTATGACAAGGACTGCTTCAGGTATGTCAATGTTACTTGGAGCATCTAGTTTAAATATAAAAACAGTTGTTAAAAACCTTGATGACTTTTTATTAAAACCATTAGGTGAATCTTACTTTCAATGGAACATGCAGTTTTTAGAAGATGAACTTGATGTTAAAGGTGATTTAGAAGTTAAAGCTACTGGTACAAATAGCTTGATGCAAAAAGAAGTACGAAGTCAAAGACTAACTATGTTCTTACAAACTGCACAAAGTCCTGCTATTGCACCATTTGTTAAAATTTCTAAACTCGTAAGTGAACTAGCCTATAGCTTAGATTTAGACCCTGATGAAATACTCAATGACCCTGAAGAAGCAGCTATCATGGCACAAATAATAGGAATGCAAAATGCTGGACAAGAAAATAGCAGCGAGGCTCAATCCCTTGGTCAACCATCCCCAATGGCAGGACCTAATGGAACACCTCAACAACCTCAAGAACTTGGACCTACAGGCACTGGTGGTGGCAACATCGGAATCGGAAATGTTCCGGTTGCAGGGGAAAGTGAGTTCTCTGGTACGCCTAGAGCAATTGCCGGAGCAAATCAAGGAGGCATTGAATAGAAAAGATGAAAGGTGATTTAGATAAAGATGGTAAAATGTCTGGGTATGAACAAGCTAGACAAGATGCTATAGAAAAAAACATGAGAGAACAAAAATCTTTTGGTGGTGTTGCTTCTAAAATTGCAAGTAAAATTTTAAAAAATACTGATGCTTTTGCAGGAAGAAAAGGTAAAGTAACTTTAAAAGATGCTAAAAAGGAATTAAAAAATGCAAAAGAAAAAGTACAAGAGTTAAAAAATTCTCCTGATAGAGCAGATGAACTTGAATTTTATGAAAGTATAGCAGATGAATTAGAAGTAAAAATTCGTATGATAGAAGAAGATATTGCAGATGAATATGTTGCTAGAGGAATGGTTGCTGAAGGTGGTCCAATGTCTGTGGATGACCAAATGGTTATGGTAATGGGTATAAAAGAAAAACCAGAAATGGAATCTGATAGCAAAATGGAAGATAACTATACAAATTTTATAATGGAAGAAGCATTAACAGAAGAAGAAGAAGATATGCTAACTTCTAAACTAGAACAAGATGAAGAGCTACAAATGTTATTTGATAAAGTAATAGATGTAGCACAAGAATTTGCTGGGTCTGGTCCTGTTGAAGGTCCGGGTTCAGGAGTCTCTGACAGTATACCTGCAAGGTTATCTGATGGAGAATTTGTCTTTACTGCAAAAGCTACAGAAGAAATCGGAGCTGATGAATTGATGCGTATGATGAAAGATGCTGAAGCTAAAGCAGATAAAAGACAAGAACTTAATAGAGGAGGAACTCTAATGCTTGAAGAAGAATTACCAGATGATACATCTGATATTGTTTCTGATATGCGTAAAGTTAATCCTAGATTTAGTTCAAATCAACGATAAAGCTACCCTATTAGCGTAGGCACTTTATCAAATAAAAACCGAAAGGCTACCTTTACAATACAAGCCCTCTAGTCGACATAGAGCTACCTTGTAAACAAAGCCCCAATTAGGAGAAAAGAAAATGACTAATAAAGTCCAAAAAGAGGAAACGCCAAATCCTTATAATGCAAAAAAAGAATGGCACACAGAAGATAAACCTTTTGTATCATCAGAAAATCTTTATTTTGAAGAACCTTCTGAAAAAAATAAACTTTTTAAAAGCAACGATGTTACTGAAATTGAAGCTGAAGGAAGTGTAAATAGAGAAGAACTGGAAACTAAAAAGGATGTTCCTTATAAAAAACCAGATTACAAAAAAAGATATGATGATTTAAAAAAACATTATGATAATAAACTTAATGAGTTTAGACTTAGAGAAGAAGAGTTAATAAATCAAGTTAATCAACCTGAATATAAAGCTCCTAAAACTGAAGAAGAACTAGAAAAGTTTAAAAGAGATTATCCTGATGTGTATGAAGTTGTAGAAACTGTTGCACATATGCAATCGGAGTCTAAAGCAAAAGTTCTAGAAGAACGCCTTAGTAAACTCCAACAGCGAGAACAAGAGTTAATACAAAAAGATGCAGAAAAAAGGTTAATGGAAAAACATCCTGATTTTGAAGATATTAGAAACAGCGATGACTTCCATGCATGGGCAAAAGAGCAACCTGATTCTATTCAAACTTGGATATATTCAAATGCTAATGATGCCGATTTAGCTTCTCGTGCTTTAGATTTATTTAAAAAAGATTTTGGTATAGAACCTACAAAGACTAAGTCATCTTCTAAACCGACTAAATCTGCTGCTGATATGGTATCAACTAAAACAACAACAGTTGAACCTAAACAGGAAAAGATTTGGTCAGAAAGGGAGATTGCTGCTATGAGTATGGCAGAATTTGATAAGTACGAACAAGACATATCAGATGCTATGCAAGAAGGCAGAATCACAAAGTAAACTATAACTTAAAGGAGAAAGTATCATGGCTCAATATTTTGAACCGTCAACCGATACCGATGCTAACTTTGCTAACTCCGTAAGTGGACAAACTAATAGTTTCTTTTTACCTTCGGTTTACTCTAAAAAGGTTTTAAACTTCTTTAGAAAAGCCTCGGTAGTTGAAGCTATCACCAACACAGATTATGCTGGTGAAATTTCTGCTTATGGAGACTCAGTAAAGATTATAAAAGAACCAGTTATTTCTGTGTCTGATTACACAAGAAATACTGATACAACTGAAACTAGACTAACAGACCAAGAAATTACCTTAGTTGTTGATAGTGCTAAAGCTTTCAAATTCATCGTAGATGATATTGAAACAAATATGTCACATGTTAACTTCAAAGAAGTAGCTTCTTCAAGTGCTGCATATGCATTAAAAGATTCATATGATGCTGCTGTTATTGCTACTATGTTCTCAGGAGTTTCATCTTCATCACCAGACCATGTGTTAGGTGCTGATAATGCTACAGACTTAGGTGCTGGAGTATATGATGGAACTGGTAACATAGATTTAGGTGTATCTGGTGAAACAGACCCTCTAGACCTTTTAGCTAGAATGGCAAGACTTTTAGATGAACAAAATGTACCTGAAGAAGGTAGATGGTTTGTCGCAAGTCCTGACTTCTACGAAGTTCTAGGTCAATCAGCTTCTAAATTGTTATCTGTAGACTTCAACGCAGGTCAAGGTTCAATTAGAAACGGATTAGTTTCAAGTGGTAAATTAAGAGGATTTGATATGTACAAATCTAACAACATTGCTAGTACATCTAATGCTGCTGGTAAATGTATGGGTGGTCATATGTCCTCTACTGCAACTGCTAATACTATTCTCTCAACAGAAGTGTTAAGAGACCCAACATCGTTTGGTGATATAGTAAGAGGTCTTCATGTTTATGGTGCGAAAGTACTTAGACCTGAAGCAATGGTAAGTGCATTTTATGGCATTGATTAATATCAATTCGGGGGAGGCTTCGGTCTCCTCCATTTTTTAAAGGAAAAAACATGAATTACAAAAATAAAAGAATGAAAAAAGAAGGTGGTGGCTACGCTGAAATGATGAGAAAGAAAAAAGGTCATGGTGGTCGTATGAAGTATGGACATGGTGGAGAAGTTATGATGGAAGGTTCTCAACCTAAATACAAAGGTACACCTAAGTGTATGCCTAACTAATGAAAGTTAAAGCACCAAAAGGCTACCATTGGATGAAACAAAAAAATGGTAGTTTTAAATTAATGAAACACACAGGAAAGTTTGTTAAGCACAAGGGTGCAAGTTTAATGGCAAATTTTGCAATACAAAAGGTACATAAAAAATAATGGCTACAACATATCTAGATTTAAGTAATGAAGTTTTAAGAGAACTAAATGAAGTTGTTTTAACTTCTGGTAATTTTGCAAGTGCTACAGGCATTCAAGCATTTGTAAAAGATGCAATTAATAAATCTATATTTGATATAGCTAATGATGAACCTCAATTACCCTTTTTTAGTGCTGGTGTTAGTGGAGGTACAGACCCTTTTTATGGTAATGTAACAGTAGCAACTGTAGCAGGAACAAGATGGTATACTTTAAAATCTGATAGTTCTAGTATAACCACAGATTATGCATCTGTAGATTGGGATGATTTTTATTTAACAACAATAAATGTAAGTGGTGAATCAAGTCCTTATGTTTCTAAAGGATTAAAATTTTTATCACTAGCTGATTGGAAACAATATTATAGAGATAGTGAAAATGCAGATGATGCAGAAGGTTCAGATGCTGGACATGGTGAACCTAGATATGTTATTAAAAGTCCAGACCATAGAAAGTTTGGATTAAGTCCTATACCAGATAAAGTTTATAATGTGCATTTTTATGCATTTACAAAACCAACAGCTTTATCAGCTTTTGATGATACTATTGTTATGCCTGAACAATATAGTAATGTAATAACAGCAAAAACAAGATACTATGTACATCAATTTAAAGAAAATTTACAACAAGCTAATTTTGCATTAAATGAATATAAAAAGAATCTAAGAGCTATGAAATCTAATTTAATAAATCCAACACCTAGAAATATGACAGATGATAGGAGATATTTTTAGTGGCAGGTTCTCAACCATTTTCAGTACCTTTAGGAGGTGGACTTAATAAGTCTACAAATTCTTTAGCTTTATTACAAACTCCCGGAGTTGCTACTAAGTTAAAAAACTTTGAGGTTGCAACAGAAGGTGGATATAGAAGAATAAATGGATATACTTTATTTGGAGATACTTTACCTAATTCTACTAATGATGTAGAAGGTTTATTAGTATATGCTGATGGAGTATTAGCTGTAGTAGGAAATGATATATTTTTTAGTCAAGATGGAGAAAGTGCTTGGCTACAATTAAATAAAGATAGTGTTTCAGCAAGTGGAGATAACTATTCTACCTTTAGTGGTAGAAGTGAATTATCTTTAACAGGTGTAGACCAATGTGAATTTGCAGTATTCGAAGGTACTACAGATTATGGTGAAGTAATTATTACAGATAAAAGTGGTAATAACAAACCATTTTTATTTAAAATGACAGGAACTTCTGCTGATTTAACAGCTAGAACTTTTTTTGCTAGTCAAATAACTATAAGTGGTTCTACTAAAGCTAAGTTTTGTACAATACATGATAATCATTTAGTTGTTGCTGGAGACCCTACAACACCTAATACTGTTTATTATAGTGGTACTGGAGATGTAGATAGTTTTAGTAGTTCAGGTTCAGGTAGTGTAACATTAGAAGATAAAATAGTAGGATTAAAAAGTTTTCGTAATGAACTATTTATATTTTGTAGAAACTCAATATTTAAGTTGCAAAATATAAATAATTCTAGTACTGTTGCTGTAGTACCTGTTACTAAAAATGTAGGTTGTTTAGATGGAAAAACAATTCAAGAAATTGCAGGTGATTTAATATTTTTAGCACCTGATGGTTTTAGAACAGTTGCTGGTACTGCAAGAATAGGAGATGTTGAGTTAGGTACAGTTAGTAAAGCTATACAACCTATAGTTAATCTAGTAGCTGCTGCTGCTAATACTTTACAATTTAGTAGTGTAGTATTAAGAGATAAATCACAATATAGAATGTTTTATAGTTCTGCTAGTGATACTACAGCTACATCAAAAGGTATTATAGGAACATTAAGACCTAATGGATTTGAATGGTCAGAAACAATAGGAATACAAGCACCTGCAATTACATCAGGATTTGATAGTTCTGGATTAGAAAAAGTTTATCATGGTGATAGAGATGGTAAAATATTTAATCATGATACAGGTAACAGTTTTAATAATGTAGCTATATTAGCTGAATATCAATCACCTGATTATGATTATGGTGATTTAGGAACTTTAAAAACTTTAGATTATGCTAAGTTTTCATTTACTCCTGAAGGAGACTGTCAACCTACATTAAGATATAAGTTTGATTATGATAGTAATACTACACCACAACCTGTAGATATAGTATTAGATTCCATACCACAACCTGCTTTATTTGGTAGTGCTGTATTTAATACTGGAAAGTTTGGAGCTTCTGAAGTACCTTTAGTTAGACAAACTTTAACAGGTAGTGGACATAGTAATTTTTTTAGAATTTTTAGTGAAGATACTAATGCACCATATACAATTAATGGTATCTATATAAATTATAGACCATCGGGAAGACAATAGAGGAGATATAAAAAATGGCAGGATATGTAAGACAAAGTTCATTTAGTGATGGAGATACCATTACTGCTGCACTTTTTAATAATGAATATAATCAATTAGTAAATGCTTTTAGCGTTACTGGTGGACATACACATGATGGTAGTACTACAGGAGATGGTGGACCTATTTCAAATTTATTTAGTAATGCTTTAGTATTTGGAACTAATACTAATAATGATATTGCTATAACATTTAATGCTACATCTAATGATGGTGTATTAACATGGAAAGAAGATGAAGATTATTTTGAATTTTCAGATGATTTATTAATTGCAACAACAGAAAAAATACAATTTAGAGATACAGCTATATACATTAATTCTAGTGTTGATGGTCAATTAGATTTAGTAGCTGATACAGAAATACAAATAGCTGCAACAACTATTGATATAAATGGTGCAGTAGATATTTCAGGAGCTTTAACATTAGGTGGCACAACAATTACATCAACTGCTGCTGAACTAAACATATTAGATGGAGTGACATCCACAGCAGCTGAACTTAACATTCTTGATGGTGTAACATCTACAACAGCAGAACTTAATATTCTTGATGGTGTTACTGCAACTACAGCAGAATTAAACATTATGGATGGTGTAACTGCAACTACTGCTGAATTAAATATAATGGATGGTGTAACATCTACAGCAGCCGAATTAAATATATTAGATGGTAAAGCTTTTCTTGATGAAGATGATATGTCTTCTAATAGTGCTACAGGTATTGCTTCTCAACAATCTATTAAAGCTTATGTAGATTCACAAGTTACAGCACAAGATTTAGATGCTACTACAGATAGTGGTACAATAGCAATAGACTTAGATAGTGAAACATTAACTATTGCAGGTGGCGAAGGTATTGATACTTCTGCTTCAAGTAATACAATTACTATTGCTGGTGAAGATGCAACAACAAGTAATAAAGGTGTTGCTTCATTTAGTTCAGATGACTTTACAGTTTCTAGTGGAGCTGTAAGTTTAGCAACAACATCTACTGCTGCAGAATTAAATATATTAGATGGTGCTACAGTAACTACTGCAGAACTTAATATACTTGATGGAGTTACATCAACTGCTGCAGAGCTTAACTTACTTGATGGTGTTACAAGTACTACAGCCGAGTTAAATATATTAGATGGTGTTACAAGCACCACAGCAGAATTAAATATACTTGATGGTGTTACAGCTAGTGCAACAGATATAAATCTTATAGATGGTATAACAAACGGAACAGTAATAGCAAGTAAAGCTATTATAACAGATGCTAATAAAGATATTACTGGTGGTAGAAATATTACTATTAGTGGTGAGTTAGATGCAGGGTCACTTGACATATCAGGTGATGCAGATATAGATGGAACATTAGAAGCTGATGCAATTACTATTAATGGAGTTACACTAGCAGAAACAATTAGTGATACTGTAGGAGCTATGGTATCAGGAAATACTGAAACAAATATAACAGTTACATATGATGATAGTGATAACACATTAGACTTTGCATTTAGTGGTTCAGCAGATACTACAGGTAATGCTGCTACAGCTACAGCACTTGAAACAGCTAGAACAATACATGGTGTTTCATTTGATGGAACAGCTAATATAGACCTAACAGAAGTTGTGCAAGATACAGTCGGTGCTATGTTTAGTTCTAATACTGAATCAGGTATTACAGTAGATTATCAAGATGCTGATGGTACAATAGATTTAACAGTAGGAACTCTTAACCAAAATACTACAGGCTCTGCAGCTACATTAACAACTGCAAGAAATATTGGTGGAGTAAGCTTTGATGGTAGTGCTAATATTGACCTACCCGGTGTAAATACTGCAGGTAATCAAGATACAACTGGTAATGCTGCAACAGCTACAGCATTAGCTACAGCAAGAACAATTCATGGTGTATCTTTTGATGGTACAGCAAACATAGACTTATCAGAAGTTATTCAAGATACTGTAGGAGCTATGGTATCTAGTAATACTGAAAGTGGTATTACAGTAGCTTATG